CGAAGATGCCTGCTGTCGTTGTGCCTTCTGAAGCACCCTGCTTTGCTGTGACGTTGATTGTACGAACAACTTCACGGTTGATTTCTGCAAGGATTTCAGCTGACAGAATGTTTGACAGCTCTGTCTCTGCGTCAAGACCATGAATAGCCTTCAGGTCCTGTGCAAGTTCCATTGAGTACTCGGCCTTCAGTGCACGGCTCTTTGCAGTTACCGTTACTTTCTCGATAGCAAATGCCATCTGAGCGAAAGCTGAGTTGCTGTCTGTGCCAAGAGCTTCAGCCTGAGCTGTCGACATGCCGCCAGCAAAGTTGTAAACGCCTGTCTCAGCCAAGTTTGCTGTCTGTGTTGTGTTGCCTGGAAGTGTACCAGTCATCTTCAGACCAAGTGTGTTTGCACCAGAAACAACTGTTGCAAACTGAGTGTTAGCTTCGTTGAACAGAGCTTCAACACCGCTGTTCGAGCTGTTGCTGTACTTAGAACGCATAGCGAAGATCAGGCCTGTTGGGCCAGTCATTGGCTGAACGCCGCAGATGTCGTATGCGATCAGGTTTGGCATTGAACGACGAACCAGTGAGATCAACACTGGATCGAAGTTGTCAATGTTATCGCCAGTCTGGTTAGCTGGGATTGATGATGTCATTGCTTCCGAAAGAAGGAACTGTGAACCACCAAGTGCGGCAGTCTCTCTTAGGGCCTTCTCTGTGTTCTCAAGAATCGTAGCAGTGATTGAGCGCTTGTGTGAGTCCTTGATCGGTGATAGATCAGGGTGCTCAAGCACTGGCTGCCACTTCTTCTGTAGTTGTTCATTAAGATACATTTACGTTACTCCTTAGTGTGTAATGTGCTGTTAGTTATTATTTCTTGATGCCGCGTGAAATAGCTGACACGTAGCGATTCATTGGATGAGAAGACGAAATACGAGGTGTTTCAGACTCATCCTGTTCTTCAACTTCCTCAGAGATTACGTTTGTTGTCTTCTTTTCTGCTGGGAAGTAGTTTTCCTTGACGACTTTGAGCTTCTTTTCGTATGTCTCAGCATCGTCGAAGTCGATACCCTCAGCAAGGCTGAGGAACTTGTCGGTCTGCGTAACTGTCAGACCTTCTGCAACGTTATCAAGAATTTCCTTCTTGGTATACGTCTCGAGCATCTTCTTCAGCTCGATATTTTCGTTAATAGCGCTGTCGAGAGTTGCTTCTAGCTCTTCTGTCTTCGTAGCAAGCGTCTCGACTACATCGACTTTCTCATCTGGAACATCGATGTAATTCTCTTCAAATACCTTCTTCATACCTGTCATGAAGCTTTCCATAATTTCAAGCTTCAAAGAAGATTCAATGGCAACTTCGTTGTCTTTTACCCACTGCTCGACGACATAGTCGAGGTACTGGTCAACCTTTTCTACCAGTGACTCAGCAAGCTCTTCAGTTGCTTCGTCTAGTCTTGCCTGGTACTCTTCTTCAAGAGAAGCTCTCTGCTCCTCGACTGCAGAAGAAACAGCAGCTTCGAAAATTGTCGAAGCCTTTGTCTTGAAGTCCTCAGACAGCTCTTCGCCGTTGAACATTGCATCAATATGCTCTTTCATTGCTCCGCCCTTTGCTGTTACTGATGCCTTGTTCTTTGCAGACATGTCACCAGTTGGTTTTGTGTTATTTGCTGGATCTGTTTCTTCAACGTCACCCTCTACTTTACCAGCAGTCTTGTCGCCCTGGTCTTTAGAGTTTGGAAGAGATGTCTTCTTCGTTGTAGGATCTGGAACAGATGATGAACCAGTTGCGCCACCGCCTGTTGCAACGGCCTCGTCAACTTCTACCTGCTCTTCAATCTTTCTTTTAAGCGTAAGTGCCATTTTAGTCTCCTGCAATTTGAATTATTTATGTTTTTGGGTTCTTAGAGTTTTCATGAAATGCTCGAAAATCTTGAGGCTCGTCTGTTCTGTATTTCTTCTGACTACCGATTTGTTAATAGCAGTCTTATACATTTCAAGCTCTCTCAGATTACCATTTTCCCAAACCCACTCTTTGCCTTCCATGATTCCACGGACAAAGGCGTTTGGGGCAGAAGGATCAGCAACAATATCTGCGGCTGTAGAAAGGAAGAAGTCGTCTTGAACTTCCATGATTCCTTTTTTGTTTTCTTTAAGAGATCCCATTCCTCTAGAAGAAACGCCTAGATTGGCACCCTCGTCAATGAGGTTTTTTACGATCTGACCGAAAGGTGTTTCAGTCATTACCTTGGCTTTGCCAATGAAGTTTGAACCATCGGCACGAAGCTCTTTAATCATATGAGATACACGCTCAAGGTTGATTGTAGGACCTGATGGATGTCCTAGCTCACCATAAGCTCTGTTCTTGTCAATATGTTCTGCTGTGTATCTCTCAACTTCCTTTTGAAGAACGCCGCGAGGGTAGACTCTTCCATTCTTGTTCTGAATGTCGCCCTGAAGAAATACACCTTCAATAAAGTAATTTTTCTTACCGTTCTCTTTTTGCTCTGTGACAATATTAACTGTCTCAAGCTGTTCGGTAATAAGCTTCATTTTAGTACTCGCTAGTGAATGTGGAGATCTTGGCGCAATCTACTACAATTGAACCTACTGAACCTGCTGAAAGAGTCAGTACAACGTTGGCTGCAGGAAACTCACCCATTGCAACACCTGACCCAGCAAAATCAAAATAACCCTCACCTGTCAGGACAAAGATTGTATTTGAACCACGTGCAACTGTCCATGAACCATTAGAAGACCAGAACACCTGGTTTAGAACAAGACCATTGACTGTCTCTGATGCATCCGTGTTGGCGTGTGTAAGGTTCTGAGTTGTTGTTGCAGTTGCTCTTACAACGAGCTTATTGCCTTTTTGATTGATTACAATTGCCATATCACTCCTCGATTTCTACTTGCTCTGCAAGCTCGATTAGATGCTCAAACGATGTGAAGTCCTCAAACATCGAATAGAAGTTCTCTTTATTTTCTTCTGGAATAGACTCGTGAATTGCATTAAGAGTCTTGAATAGATCTGCGTCAACCTCTACAACTGTTCCATCATTCAGTTCAACTTCTTCCATTGCCTTCTTACGCAGAGTTGCAAAGTATATTGACTTGCCTTTTTCTGCTCCATACTGCTTCATCATAGACTTCTTCATAGAGCTAGAATCGTACTTCTTCTTGAGACGCTTTTCTTTTGCCATCTCAGCAGAAGTCATTTCACGCTCTTGAACGTAATCTACTTCTTCGTAGACTCTTTCTGAATCTTTCTCGTCCTTGTACCCATGCTGTTCGTGCTCAGCCTTCTTTACAGTACGGCCATTCAATCTATTCCAATTCTCATCTTCAGTTGCCGGACTAAGCTTAGAGACATCGACAGTGTGCTTGTCAATAAATCTCTGTTCATCTGGTGACTTGACCTTTACACTCTCGAGAATCTCTCTAATGCTCTTAGCCATTTTCCGGTTCCTCTGTGTCATATTCGTCTTGTTCGTCATGTTCGTCTTCTAATGGACTGCCAAAAAACTTAGCAGCAACATCAATCTTTTTGTCCTCAATTGCATCCTTTAGCTTGTCTATGATAACAGCATTGAATGCTTCTTTAGCCTTTGTAGGCTCATTTGACAAAGTAAAGTCAACTATATCTCTCACAGAATAATCACTCATAAATCCTCCATTATTTATTATTTAGGCTGATTGTCAGCCTGCATTTGCTGCTGAAGCATTTCATCTTGTTCATTCTCTTGATCCATTTCTTCAATGTCTTCTTCTGTCTGTCTCAAGACATTCTTGCGAATATATTCTCTTGAGTAATAAGATCCGACATAAGGAGAAATCTGAGTCAGCATGTTAATTCTATTTTTGAGAATCTCTCCTTCCTTTACTTCTGCAAAGAAGTTGTCTTTGCCGTAGTCAAAGTTAATGTAGTTCTCTACTGCCTCAAACTCGTCTGCTGTCATAATCTGCTTAAGAACAAGCTGCTTTTCAAGAACTCTAAGGAACAATGAATTGAACTTGGTGCGAAGTCTGTTGATGAATTTGCTAAACTTGACTTCGTCTCTTGTAATTTCTGTTGTGTAGTTTGCAGCAAAAGGACCTTCATTGCTAATTCTAGAAACAGGAACATACAAAGAATTGTAAAGCTTCTTTTGGAAGTAAAGAACATCATCCATCTGGCCTAGATTCTGGCCAGCAGGAAGAGTCGTAATTTCCGTTCCTTTGTTTCCTTCGCGTCTTGGGAACCAGTAGTCCTCAAGCATTGTCATGAATCTTCTGTCGTCTTTGATGTCGCCAGTTGTTGCATCATAGACAAGACGGTTCTTGTGCTTGACCATCATCTCTCTGATGTACTGCTCTGCTTTCAGCTTTGGCATGTTGCCAACATCTATGTAGAAGATTCTTCTTTCTGGTGCTCTTGAGATACGAT